GGATATAGACATACCTTACTGTATTTTCCACATCTTTAATGAAATATATGATTTCACCTTTGATCTTGACTTTGAAGAAGTTCTTATTCAATTCGATTATTATGCTACATCGGCATCTGACTGTGATACAGGAATAACAGATATAAAATCAATGTTTGACTATGCAGCGCTAACAATAACAGGGTACACGTGCTTAAGGATGGAAAGGACTATGGTTATGAATTCCTCCAAAGACCAACCTGATGATATTTGGCATGGCATTGTAAGATATGAATTACTAATCCAAAAGACATAGGTGACACGATGCATAAAGGCTCATTCAGTAAGGCAGAAATGTTCAGAGATAAATACCTTGATACAGGTGATAACCTTCTTATAGTTGAACTTGGAGGTCTTCACAGTAGTGGCTCTTGCTGTTCAGTTTTTGAAAACAAGAATTGGAAATACAAGGGTGTTGATATAAAAGAAGGTAAAGGTGCTGACATAGTAGTTGCTGACTATTATGATACTAGCAATCAGATTATGAGCAGCACAGTCGATGTCGTTGTATCTGGACAAACATTTGAGAGGATACCCTACTTTTGGAAAACATTTGAAGATATTAGCAGGATGTTAATTCCTGGTGGACTTTTGTGTCTTGTTGTTGCTTCATCAGGAGGATATGATCTTTCTGGTGATTTCTATAGAATATATTCTGGAGGTCTTGTAGTCCTTTCTGAGATGGTTGGTCTAAAAGTGCATGAATGTGTAACAGACAATGCTGGCATGTGGAGAGACACATACCTTGTTGCAAGGAAACCCGCACTATCTAAGCCAAAGCGGTATGTTAAGGCAATCAAGGAAGAGGACTCTGAAGATGGCAAAGATTAATTTAGGGTGCGGGTACAGAAAGATGGATAGCTGCATCAACGTAGATAATAGAGAAGTCGTCAAGCCTGATATAGTCGTTGATGTTGAACAAGGGTTACCATTCTTAGACAACTCAATAGATGAGGTAATGGCAATAGACTTTCTTGAGCATATAGAAAGAAGTAGGCTATTTCCGCTTATGGATGAGATATGGAGAGTGCTAAAGCCAAGAGGAAAATTCAACCATGTGACACCAAGTGATTCAGGAAGAGGTGCTTGGCAAGACCCTACGCATAAAGCGGCATGGAATATTAATACGTGGAAATTTTATTTTACTGATTTAGCATATAGAAAGTTGTATAGCACTAAAGCCAACTTTAAGATACTGTATTTGGAAGATAAAATCACAGATCATGCAAATCGTGTAGTCCATACACACTGTGGTTATGAAGCTATTAAGTAGAGGACTGTTCGGTGTTCCATACAATGCTTGGGACTCCTTGCTTTCATGAAAAAGAAGCAATTGGAGAAATAAGAAAAGTGATAAGAGCAATAGAGCCAGAAGTTATAATTGAGCTTGGGACAAAACATGGTGGATTCACAAAGTATCTACAGGATTTTACCGATAGCGATGTTTCGATCTATAGCTTCGATCACATCGAGTACGAATCGAAAGAGGGGTTTACCCCTAGGGTCGAGTTCTTTGTAGCGGATTTACTATCTGCAACGCTGCAGGAGGTTGTTTCTCTTTGTAGTTCTAATAAGAGAAAGCTATTGTATTGCGATAACGGGAATAAGATCCAAGAGGTTAAGGCTTACGCTGTACATCTCAAGGAGGGAGATGTGCTAGGCATACACGACTGGGGAACAGAAATATCCTATTCTAGTGTTGAGGATGTTCTGTGTAAATTTAAGCCGTTCATGAACGAGGATTTTGAGAAGAACGGCTGGAAAACGAGGTTTTGGAAAAGGGGGCCAAATGATAAAAATACCGATTCTTTACACAACGTACAATAGGCTTAAGTACACAAAGATCACTTTACCAGCTCTAATAGAGAACACAGGGGATATTGGCAGTGTATTTATCATAGACAACAATTCAACAGATGGAACAAGGGAGTTTTTGGAAAAGATTAATGTTGGTGCTAGTATTGTTGAAAAGGTTATCTTTAATGAAAAGAATATTGGAGTATCTGGTGCTATGAACCAGTTCTTTGATATTATCCCTAATAACAGCGAATACTTTGCTAAGGTTGATAATGATACAATAGTTCCTGCTAATTGGCTTGAGACATTGTTATCAGCTCTAAAAGTGGGTGGAGTCGATATTATTCAAGCGAAGCATTTTTTTATTCATCATAAGGCAAAGGATTGGGAAGACTTGATAAGGATTAGTAAGAGTGAGGAAGTATTAGGGGCAAACCTTATTCACTCGCCTACTGTTGGAGGGTCTGGGATAGTTGCTTCTGCAAAGACAATAAATGTAATTGATGAATCTCTTGGCCTTTTTGGGTGGAGTTCTTTTCAAAGAAACTCAGAGGACTATAAGAGTGCTTTTTATGACGGAGTAACGGTTGATGTTCTTGATTTAGTTGGCTACAATAGGCTAAAGCTATCAGACCTTGATTACCATGTATCTGTAGGAAGGACTGATGTGGCAAGCACTCCAAATGTATCTATTGTAATTCCAGTAATAAGGCCAGAAAGTGCTAAGAAGTGTATTGAAAAGATAAAAGAGAATGCTGGTATAGAGAGCAGCCTATATGAGATAATCACTGAGGAGGACAAAGATAGAATAGGCTGTCCTAAAATATTAAAGAGTCTTACGGAAAAAGCAAAGTACGACCTTGTCATGTTTCTTGGCGATGATACAGAGCCAGAACCAGAGTTCCTTGTAGAGGCAATATCATCTATGAGTCAACTTCCAGACGGATGGGGACTTGTTGCTCTTAATGATGGCATGACAGATGGCAATAAGCTAGCTACACATTGGCTTGCCCATAAGAAACTTTTGGACCATACTGAAAATAGAGAATTCTTCTATACAGGATACGATCACCAGTTCTGCGATAATGAACTTACAGATATAGCCAAAGGGCTTGGAAGATATATTTATTCAGATAGAGCAAAGATTAAACATAACCACCCAATAAAAGATAGAGCCTTTGAGGATGAGGATTATGCAAGAGTCTATTCAAAGGAAGTGGAACGTAAAGATCAAAAACTTTATATGACTAGGAAAAAGGCAAGGGGTTATTTTAAGCTTGGAATAGGATTCCCACTAACAGATATAAAGGTATATACATCATTTTTAGCATCTTGGACGGCAATGGAAAAGGGAAGTTTCACATTTTTAATGCCTACTTTTCCTGGTCAAATTGAAGCAATAAGAAATGACATTGTTATACAGGCACTTAGGGAAAACTGTACTCACCTTCTTATGATGGACACAGATCAGAATTATCCTTCTGATGCTATTCCGAAGCTGTTGAGTCACAAGAAGGACGTTGTTGCAGCAAGTGTGCATAGAAGATACCCCCCTTTCGATATGATAATGTTGAGAGGTGAGCTTGGTGCATATCACCATGTTCCAGATGATGAATGCTTCTCAGGCAAGCTAATAGAGGTAGACGCAATAGGATGTGCTTGCATGCTGTTTAACACAGATGTTTTCCTTGACATACCACACCCTTGGTTTAATCAATACAGAATGGGGGATGGTAGAAATGTAGGAGAGGATATTGACTTTTGCAGTAAGATGAGGAAACAAGGCTATAGAATTTTTGTTGATACATCTATAAGCATTGGTCACATCTCAACTGTTGAGATCAATAAAGACTTCTATTTGTTGTACAAGAAGGTTAAAGGCTTTGAATGGAGGCCTCCTCCTGAAGAAGCAAATCAAGAAACGCTTAACCATTAGGAGGTATTAAAATGGGCGTTAAAGTAGGACATCTCGGAAAGGTAACACTTGGTGCAAGTACGATTGTTGCTATGGGTACTTGGTCGCTAGGTGGAATTACCGCTGACCAGATGGAATCATCTGCTTTTGGTGATAATTGGAAGACATATGAGTTTGGAATGAAAGATGGAGGGCAAATTTCATTCAATGGCTTCCTTGACCCAGCAGATACTACTGGCCAGCGTGCTTTACAATTGGCTAATATTGACAATACAGACTTAACCAGTTTGAGGCTGTATGTTGACAATACTTCTTACTATGTACCGAACCAGTCAACGGGATATTTTGCTCCTGGTTCGCTTTCAACAGGACAGGATACACCAGTGTCTTACGTCAATATCACGTCTTATGATATTGCTATGGATAAGTCCGGCCTTGCTACGATTTCATTTACAGGTAAGGTCTCTGGTGTTATGGTTCTTGTTTAAGTTTTAAATCAATAGATGTGGGATAGGGGATTTCCCTGATAAGGTTAGCAACGGCCCCTGCTGGCTTTCCCACTTCAACTTAATAGGGGTTTTAAAACCAGAAAGGGGTCGACACAATGAAATTTAATTTAGAGAATTTAAACCCAGGAACATTCTTTCCATTTGAAGATGGAGAAGGTGGAGTGACAGTACGTGTTGCAAATGGATCAGCATTGGATGAAATAAACAAAAAATGTATCAAGAAAAAGTTCGAGTTCAGAAGAGGTCAGAGGATTGAGATAATCGATGAGAACACAGAATTGAAAAGCTCAATGCTTTGGGATTATGTTATTGTTGATTGGAAAGGTGTTTTTGATAGCACCGATACTGTGATTCCTTGCAACAAGGAAACAAAGGAGCTTCTCATGAAAGGCTCTGTTGTATTCTCAAGCTTCATAGGTGAATGTATAGAGAAGCTTACTGAAATGGAAGAATCATACAACGAGGACTTGGAAAAAAACTGATTGATGTAGTCGTAAGACTACACGAGAAGCCAGATTGCGATGTTTGTGAGGCAACTTGGGAGCTTTACAATAAAGAGCCAAAAGATTGCTCTACTTGTATTCCAACTATTCTGCCTGACAACAAGGAGTCATTTGAAGTTTATATGTATATAAGGAATCAACACATAATGGGATTTAATGGCCCAGTCGATCTTAACTTTCCTGCACTTCAATTTATTATGGATATTCTTGGTGTGCAAGATAGAGAGACTGTTGTTAAAAGGGTGTATAGTGCGTATAATGCCGGCTTGGAGATTATTCGTAAACATAGCGAGTAAAGGATAAACATTGAGAGTAGGCGTAGCATATATAGATGTTAGAGTTAATTTGGCAAAGTACCAAACTGACTTGACTAAGCTTGAGTCTATGGCAAGGAAGACAGCTGCTAATATACAGACTTCTATGTCTACTGCTACTACTGGATTCAGAACAGTTGGCACTGCAGCTGCTGCCAGCACCAAGGGAGTCAACACTCTTACAGAGGCTACAAATCGTCAGAGCAAATCACTTCTTACCCTTATCCCTCATGTTGCTCAAGTTACAATTGCTTATATGGCAGCTCGTACTGCTTGGCGAGCACTTGCTACTGGTATTGGCGTTGGCGCTGAGTTTGAGCAGAAGATGGCCTATGTTAAAGCAATAACAAATAGGCTTTCACCTGAATTTAAGAATCTTAATGAACAATTTAAAGCACTATCAGGAGCTGCTAAATTTTATGGAGAGACAACTGTTTGGACAGCAGTAGAAGCAGCAGAAGCTCTTAAATTTCTTGCTATGGCTGGTTTCTCAGCAGTAGAAAGTATAAAAGCTCTTCCTGGTGTTTTGAACCTTGCTTTGATAGGGAATATTGAGCTAGGCAGAGCTACTGATATTGCAACAGATACTCTTAGGGCTATGGGCCTTGAAGTTGATCAGATGGATAGGGTTGTAGATGTTTTCACAGCAACAATTACAAGGACAAACACCAATGTTGAAATGATGGGGCAAGCAATGAAATTTGCTGCTCCAGTCGCCGGAGTCCTTGGATATCAGATAGAACAGGTTGCTGCTGCAATAGGTATCCTTTCACAATCTGGTATCAAAGCCGGTATTGCTGGTCGTGGCTTACAGCAGATGATGATAAGAAATGCTATGGCAGCAAGAACATTTGGCGCAACATTGGGCTCCGATGTCTTTGAGGTATTAGCAAAAGTTGAGGAGAGACAGAAGCGATATACAAAGTCTTTGGGTGCTGTTGCAGCACAGGAGAAGATTCTTAATGAACTTAGAAAAGCTTATGGACTCATATCATTAAAGGGTGTTCTTGTTATAAAAGAAAACATAAATGCTTATAAAGAGCTATATGAAATAGAACTTAAAGCAGCAGGTGAGACAGAGAGAGCAGCAAAAATAATTCAAGAAACTGTTACATCCTCTTTTAAGATTCTTGGTGCAGTAATATCTAGTGTCTCAATAGAGGCTTGGGGTGAATATCAAGAATCAATAAGATTAGCGATTGACTCTGCATCAGAATGGATAAGAGATCACAGAGACCAGATCGTAGATATGATAGATGTTATGGCCAAACATGGACCAGATGTTCTAGAGTTCATAGCAATATTTGCTGGGTTCAAAATACTTATTTCTGTTAGCAAAATGCTTTATGGCTTTGCTGCTGCAATGTATGCGGCGGCTGCTGGAACTGTTGCATTATCTGCTGCAATGAAAGCAAATCTTATATTTATTGGACTTTATGGATTCTACAAGCTTACTGAATGGCTATTTGAATACCAAAGAGAACTTGATAAGGCTATAGAAAAATCAAAAGGGATACGCAAAAGTTTAGGACTGCCTGAGAAAGGGTATGAGTTTATAGGAAAAGAGCCAAAATGGCACGATTGGTTTACCAAAAGATTGTTTGAAAGGAAGGTAAGCGTAACAGATTACTTTAAGGCTGAAACCTCTGCTTGGGAGGCAGCAAGATCTCCAATAGTTAAGTCAGCCGGCGAAATAACAGATGGCGTAAGAGAATCCACTAAGGCCATAGAGGAATTTCGTTCTTCATTGCTCTCAATCTCTTCAGCAAAGCTGTTCGAGAAGGGTTCTCTTCTATTCACAACGCCCACACTTCCAGAGGCTACTCTTCCAGATATCATTGTTGAAGGAACAAGAGCTGATGTTGAAAGAAAGTTAGATGCAGAAGCACGAAAAAGAAAAGGTTTTGTAGAGCAGGATATAAAGAGGGTTGAGGAACTTATGAAAGACTTTGATAACCTTATTAAAACTGATAAGGTTGCAAGGGATGCTCTTAGGGAATTATACTTTAAGAGTAAACAAGAAACGAGTCTTGCCTGGTTGACGGAAGCACCACAAGTTGACCCAGAAGGACCAGGTTTTCTTCGGATTGAAGGTGAAACTGCTCAGAAAGCAATTATGTCTGCACGTATGAGGGATTATAAGAGTATGGTAAAAGAAAATGAATCTGCTCTTGAAAAGATTGATAAGCAAACAGCAGCGTATGCTTTAAAGATTATAAAAACTGAAGAAGACAAATATACAGTAATGAGAGAAAAAGCAAATACTTATGAGAAGGAATCACTTGCTGCTATAGAGAAAAATATAGCATTTGAGAAATCACTTGGCGTAGATGCAGATTTGACAGTTGTTTCTGAATTAGAAGCAAGGAAAGCAAAAGTAATAGAGGCTGCTCAGAATGAGAGATGGAGAATTCAAAAAGAAGTTGGTGATAAGATAACTGCTGATATTGAAAAACGCTCTATAGACCTCTTGAAAATTGAAGAAGACAAATTTGCAAAGCAGAGAGCACAAGCCGATTCCTGGGCAATTGAGAATCTAGCCTTGGATGAATATAATGCTGAAAGGTCAGCAGAGATATGGGCATTTCATGAAAAGTGGAAGACAGCCATAACATTAGATGAGAATGCTCAAAGACAAAAAGATGTTGAGAAAGAAGCCAAAGTTTATGAAAAAGCACAGAAGCAAAAGTTCGGCTATTATAGAGCAGCTCTAGGTGAAATGAAGGGGATTAACACTAGATATAATGCTGAGTATCTAGACCAAATCGAAGCTGCTAATCTTGAAGAATACAAGCTCAGAGCAAAAGCAGCAGATAATAACCAAGCTATGATTGCTATTTTCTATGCTGCCATGATACAAAAAAATAAAGAGGCTATGAGAGAACTTGCTCTTTCAACAGAAGACTTCTTTGCTGGATTTAGAGTTGGCCACGAGAGAATGCTTGAAGACCAAATGACATGGGCAAAATCTGGATTGAATATTTATGAGGGACTTGTTTCAGAGTCTAGTACTGCTCTATCTGATATCTTATTTAGCAGTCTACAAAGTGACATGGTTGAATTTGAAGAAATCTGGCAAGCTTTTTGGAAAAGTCTTCTTAGAACCTTTACAGATGCGCTTGCTGACATGGTGGCACAGGACTTTATGGATATACTCTTCGGATCAAGCTCTAGTACTGGCGGCATCTTTGGCCTTGTTACTGGACTTTTTTCTGGCAGCCCAACTCCGACTGAAGGGTGGTCAGGCGGAACAGTAGCTGCTAGTGGCGGCGTTTTTGACAAAGGGAATTTAGTCCCATTTAGTTATGGTGGGATTGTAAATAACCCAACGATATTTCCTATGGCTAGAGGAGAGATGGGATTAATGGGTGAATCTGGTCCAGAAGCTATACTACCTCTAAAGAGAACACCTAGTGGTGACTTGGGAGTTATCTCAGATACACAGAACAATGGCGAAGTAACTTTCAATGTAACAATAAATGCAGTAGACTCAAAGTCGTTCTCTGACTTGACGGAACGAAATCCGCAGGCAATCGTAGGGCCATTCCTTAAAGCACTACAACAGGGCGGCTATGTTCGAGATACACTTAGGGGGGTGATGTAATATGGCAGCGTTTCCATCGTTGGCAAGTTTGCCAGTAAGAGACCCAATAACAGTTGAAGAGGAATTCAAAAACCTGTCAAACAGCTTTGATGAATTAGGAGCAGAGATAAGAAGACAGAAATGGCTATACCCACGGCGCAACGTTATTATGAGGTGTGAGAATGTTGACAAGGCTGACGGTGCATTGCTGTGGCAGTTTTATCTTGCAAGGAAAGGATCATTTGAAGCATTCAACTTTTTCCTGCCATACTCTGAGACTTATACCCAAGAATATGTTGGAACAGGAGATGGCAGTACAGTCTTGTTTAACCTGCCAGCAAAGGGGTCATCTGCCTATACGTTGTATGTCAACGGCAATGCACAAACAGGAGGCGGGACAGACTATACTTTTGGTGGTGGAACTGGAGAAGATGGTGCTGATAAGGTTACATTCACAGTTGCGCCAAATGATGGGTATCGAATCGTATTCAGCTTCACAGGAGATCTGAAAATTCGATGTCGGTTCAAGGAGGATGTGTTACAGCATAAATTATCATTTGATAGGTTATTTGGTTCTGATATTGAGTTGAAAGGACTTTTGAACGACCAATGAGAAGTATTGACCCAGCAATAATAACAGCAATTGAAAGTGGATCTATTAAGCCGTTTTTGCTATTAGAATTATACATAGACACTGTTTATTACCGATATACAGACTGTGATGTTCCGATAGTAGCAACGAATCGGTTTAACCCACGAAGATTCATTGTTGACC